AGGAATAGCCATTTGTTCAACCAAAACCAGTGAGTCTTTATGACCCATCAAGCAAACTCGTGCATTGTTAGTGCCTGATGCTGTGTCGCAATTGCTTGAGACAAACACAGGGATACCATACAAGTTACCGATCTCACCTGTGCGAATGGTACTGTTTGTACCACCAACAAAGGCTTGTTCAGTGTAACGAGCCAAACCCATCAAAGTGTTGCGGCTTGATGGAGGAATCAAGAAGAAACGCTGATCCATTGGGGTATCAGTGTCATCAAGACGCTGAATAGTGCGGCGAATAGCGGCATCGGTCAATGCTGACTCATTGTTGCTTGCGGCAACATAAGCAGTAGTACCATCACCACCAATAAATGCACCAGTTGCATAAGCATTTGTACCACCACCGCCATTGGTTGAACGACCCAGTTGAACCAAATCAGTATCGACTTGTTTAGCCAAGGCATAACCAGCGTCAGAGGTATAGAAGTTACGCAAGCTGTTCAAGGCTTGGGCTTCAACAATATCCTCAATCAAACGGCTGTATTCGTAATGCTTGTTGATAGAAACTTGCACTTCAGACTCTGTAGCGGCAATCAAAGTGACTGCTGTTTCAGCGGCTTTAGCAGAAGCAGAACCACGGGTAGGTGCGGGAATGTGAATTACATCACCCTTCTTGCCCTTAAAGTTCATCTTCATAATGAGGTTCGCAAGAACCAAGTTTTTCTTGTAGGCGGCTACAATTTCATCCGACCAAATTTCTGGGATGAATTTTTCAGCGGTTGTTACCGTAACTGAGTTTGTGGGGGAAAATGCTGTTGCCATGTTAAATCTCCAAAAAACGATAAGTTAAATTATTTGACCCTGCCGTCTTGATACGCTTGCATGATTTCTCCGCTTAACGCTTCATAACGATCTGGGTCAGTCATCTTCAGCCGAATTAGATCAGCCCTGCGATAGACTCTTTTTCCAGATTCTCCACTTCCACCTACATCGACACTTGCCGCCTTAAGGTTTGACTTGCGCTGAGTTTCCCCTGCTTCATTAGTCTGTTTTGCCTTAATTCCTCGCAACTGCTTATAGGTACTTAACAATTCATTTGCACTGTCGTAATCAAACTCACCATCAGCTTTTGCATACAAACCAAGGCGAATAGGTGAAGATTTCACCCAATTCACAAAGTCTGTATCTTGAGCAATCTGACCAAAATCAGGATGCTCTTGCGCCAGCTTTTGCTGAATCTGCATCTTTTTGAAATCTTGACCCGCTTGGCGAGCCGCAAGTACATCAGGATGGTTATCAACAGTCCTACGAACTGCCTCTTGTGGATTCTCGAAAAAATCTACTTCTGGCTCTTTTTCAATAGGTTGTTGCTTAGAGGAGAGGTTTTGCTTGATAAGTTCATCTGCCAGCTTTCGCACTTCCCCAACTTCCTGCGCTTGCTTTCCAATCAACTTCTCAGCTTCTTGGTGCATTTTGACCACTTCTTCCAGAGATTTCTGCCTGTATTTCTCAGGCATCTCGGATAAGGGTGCTACTTCAGGTAGTTGCTTCTTTTGCTCAACTGCGTCTAACTCACTTAACGTCTCATCATCATTGTCAATCAACATATTTCTTCCTTTTCCTGCCGTTCATCGGTTCTAGGACATTCAACTCGGCTTACGCTTGTGAGTTGTGCTTTTGCTCCCACTTCAGTTGATCTAGGTGTTTTTTCTCGAACCTTCCATGCTCTGATGGGAAAGAACCAGACCACCCTTCTAACTTGAAGTTTGGAGCAGACAAAGTGCGGTTGGCTGTTTCTCCGCACTCACACTTAAAACCTGTTGTCTCATAATCAACAAGTCTTTCGGTTTTATGCCCGTTTGCACAGGCAAAATCAAACATTCTTTTCATTCAATTCCTCATACGCTCTTTCGCTGACCTCTTTCAAGGTTTTCAGCCAAGTCAAGATGCTAAGTTCACCTTTTTTGAACATCAAGGTCTTTTCATCAGGAATAACGCTTAGATTATTGAGCGACTCTATCATAATGTCAATATCTATGCACAAATCCTTCCAACCTTCCATTCCCATCATTTCGAATCTATTTTCGTAATACTTTTGTAGTTCAGGATTCATTGTTTCCTCAAAAGAACATTAAAAAATTGCCGTTCCCAGCACTAGGCGCAGGAGGTGCTGTAAATATCCACCCTGCATTATTGCCACCATCTGTGGAGTTAGCCCCTGCGTACCATCCTGCCCCACCAGTAGCTGTAGACCTACTGATAGACAAGAAGTCTGAACTTACAGTACCGCTTGCTTTGGATAACGTATGGCTTGCGGCAGTTACCGAACCAATGGTTAGAAGTCTTGTGGATTCGCCACTTGCATTCCAATCGGTAAATGTGCTAGTTGTTGCCGCCGTAAACAGGATAGACGTTGCACCAGTGCTTTTATAAGTATTGGTAATGTTGCTAAATGTGTTTGAGCCTGTAATGGTCAAATCACCAGCACCACCTTGGTTGAGTGTGCAGTTAAACGTAGACCCACCACCCACAAATGTCTTGGCAGTTGCACCAGTCATGGAGATCGTGCCTGTGCCAGTTCCTGCTGTGGTGGTAAAACCTGTGGGTGCGGAGTTGTTAAATGCAGTTGTTGTTGCGGCTGAACATACAATTGTGCCGCCATTAAACGTAAGATTCTTTGTTCCTGTGCTAGTTCTAAAACTTGTTACAGCAGTCAAAGTTTGACCATTTAAGTCTAATGTTCCGTTACTTAAGAATACGGCGTTTGCTAAAACAGTAAGCGCATCTTGTAATTGGAATGTTCCACCAACACCATTAAATTGAATATCATAAGGACTTGGAAAACTAATGCTATTAGACGTTATTGTTTTTGTCCCACTTGTTGCACCAAAAACTAGACCCGCCCCTGTTGTTGGGGTTAATGACATTCCAGATGCTAATGTTAAATTCCCATAAACAGTAGCTGAACCATTTTGCGCCCATGATCCTGCAAAACCAGTAAAATTTACATTTTTAACGCCAGCATTAGACGCTGGAAATTGCAAAGCATAAGTACCACCAGTAAAATTGAAACTAATAGAGTTTGCTTCTGACAAAGAGTCAACAGATACAGTAATACCAGTTGAGCCTGTACTTGTTACGTTAACTACTTGAGTCCCTGTTGTCGTTAAGTTTGTTCCATTTGACACAGTAAATGCAGTACCTGTACCCGTACAAGTTATATTACCTGTGCCAAATGCAATTGTTCTAGTGTTTGAGTTGCTTGAACTAAATGAACCTGTGCTTAATGTGTACGATTGAAGGTCTAATGTGCCATTAGTTAACGTAGCGGTTCTTGTAGAACCCATTGTCAACGCAGAGCCAAGTGTCCATGCACCACCTACACCGTTAAACGTAACAGCCCCACCAAAAGCAACGCCATTAGTAGTTACAGTTTTACCTGTTGTCGTAGCGTTAAATGTGGTTGTGCCTGAATATTGGCGGGTAAAGTTTGTGGCTTGAAACGTAAGACTGCCTGATACTGTTAATGCAATACCAGAACCAGCAAGGAACATCGATCCATCAAGCCCTGACGCTGTAAAGTCATTACACACCCTTGGCGAATTTGCCATAGTGACTGTAAATGCACCAGTTCCTACATTTGAGTTTGCATCAAAAAATACGTTATCTGACGCAGTTGGGACAGACGCACCACCAAGCCCACCTGATGTAGCAGACCAGTTAACTGTATTGGTGCTACTCCAAGAACCTGTGCCTAGAACCCAATAGCGATCAGCCATTAGACTTCCTCAGTGGGAGGCGCAGTAATTACAGCAATCCAGTTATCAAACCTTTGCTGTTTCATGGATTCAATCTCGGCATCTGTAAACGCATGATCGTCAGGTAAGTGAAGAGCATCTGAAAATGTGCCGTATTGAGATGAAAAGGAAAAGTCAATTTTCATGGTTATGCCTGTGTGGTTACTGCTATCACATCCCAACGTGTATTGTTAGCGTTGTAAATACAACCTACATACGTTGTTTTGCTGATTGTTGTTGCTGTTGGTAAGGTAACGCCAATGACTGTGTAAGTTGCATCCCAAGTCAATGCTCTGCTTGTGCCGTTATCCAAAAGCCTAAATATTAATTTGTCTCCATCAAGAGGTGTTCCAGTTGGAGCATTAATAGTGAGTCCTGCCGCCAACGCTGTGTATGCATATACATCACTAGCCGATATATCAGGTGTTAAAGACGATGCTGATGCGGCTGAAGTAACTCTTGGGTCAATACGCTTGTTTGTTAATGTCTCAGTACCTGTGTAGGTAGCAATAGATGCACCTGCCAATGTAGTTGCACCAGTACCACCATTAGCTATTGGTAAAGCAGTACCTGACAAAGTAATTGCCAATGTGCCACTTGTTGTAATTGGAGAACCAGCAACAGACAAGAACGATGGAACAGTTGCTGAAACACTAGTTACTGTTCCAGAACCCTTGTTGTTAAAGGTAGTCCAATCAGTAGAAGTTAAATAACCGCTTACTGAGGTAGTAGCGGCTGGCATTGATATATCAGGTGTTGCTCCACCAGTTGATGCAACAGGACTTGTCGCAGTTACCGATGTAACTGTTCCTTGAAACTGGTCAGCAGAAGAAATATTAAAGTTAGGGTAAGTACCAGTAATTGTCGTTGTACCGCCTTGGGTCAAAGCAACAATCTGATCTGGTGCAGAGTTAGTTATAGTAAAGTTAGGATACGTTCCACTTGTGCTTATTCCCGTTCCCGCAGTTAAAACAACTGTTTGGTCAGGAGCAGAGTTTGTGATGGTGAAATTAGGATAAGTCCCACTTGTCGATATACCAGTACTAGCAGTCAAACTTACTGTCTGATCTGGTGCAGTATTTGTAATTGTCAGAGTGCCAGAGGTTGTAATTGGGCTACCCGAAACGCTAATGCCAGTACCAGCCGTAGCCGCAACGCTTGTTACTGTGCCAGTTCCTGCGCTTACGTTGACGGTAACATCATCCCCTGAGTTTGTGGCAGTAACTGTTGCCCCAACAAAATTGATGTTCTTAACACCTGTGGAGATTGAAGTTCCCTCATCCTTGATGCCTACCGCCCCATTGGTAGACATGGTGCTAATAACTTTGATCTTCTCTGCTAAGTCAGGAGCAACTACTTCACCAACATTGATCTCTTGCCCTGTTGACAAGCTGATAACCAAAGAGCCATCAAAGTCAATTTTGGCATCAGTGACAGATACACCATCCTTGCCATCTATACCGTCTTTACCATCCCGACCATCTAATCCATTCTTGCCATCTACGCCTTGGCGACCATCTAAACCACGATCACCCTTGTCACCCTTATCACCCTTTTCAGGAACTATGGATTTGGCAACTTCTAGTTGTGCAGTGACTTTGTTTTCCATCACTTTGATGGCTTCAACAATCAAGTCAACATTGTCTTGAACGGCTTGTTCTTCTTGCTGGCGCATAGCCATCAAGGTTTCTTCCATCTTATTGATAGCGTCTAACTTCTCATCAAAAGATGAGTCTGCCGCCTCAATGCTTTTGATTAGTTCCCTGATGTTAGACATTATTCAATCCGTTGGTCAGTTTTTCAAGAAAGTCTTGTTTTACCTGTGACTGAGCATTTAATTTATCAGCCATCTGCAACTCAACAATCTTTGACTTGTTCTTAATGTCAGCTTCCTTCAACATCAGATCAGCAATCTTGACCCTCTTGTCAAATTCCCTTTGATTGGCTTCATCTTCATTAGGAAGATTCTTGGTCAAAGATGCACTCATCTTTGCTTGCACTTCTTGCGGCATTAACTGCGCCTCAACAGACAATTTAGTAGCTTCAGCACGATTTTGTTCTGCTTGAGTGGTGTTAACAGCAATCTGAGCCTGTGCCGCTTGCATTGCTAACTCTTGTTGCATCTGCTCCATCTGTTGCTGTTGAGGATTGGGTTGCATCATCTCATCCAACTTGGCAATCAACTCCATTCTGTTGGACAAACTGCTGTTTCCTATGATGCCTTTAAGCAAAATAGGCAAAACAGGTGTGTTTGCACCCAAAGTCTGCAACAAACCAATGAACTGTTGCTGTTCATACTCCCTAGCAATAATGCCCAACGTAGCTGTAGGTATGAAATTCATGTCCACAGAGGGATAACGCTCTGGGTCAAACTGCATGAACCTAAAAGCCGCCTTTTTGATGAATGGAACAAGGAAATCTTCTTGGAAATTCACCAAAGTACGCTTGTATTTCTTAATGATCGAGGCAACAGCCATCGACATACCACCACCATCACGGCTTGCCTGTGAAACCATGCCGTTAGAGTCCAGCGTACCAGTAGCCTGAAGCAACATACGTTCAAATTCTTTAGCAGTTGCTAAGTTGTTGGGGTCATTCTGACCAAACTTGAATGGGTAAATAATCTCACTTGGGTTGCCATTGGTAAGAATAGCCTTACCAGCCTTAACTTCAAACTTCATACCTCTTGGAAGTCTTGTTGCGTCCATAGCAACCATAGGGGCAGTGGTCAAAGCGAGTGAATCCAAGTGAGCGCGAGTCTGAGCATCAATAGCTTTCTGCATATTGAAGGCTTTTTCCACTGTACCTCGCCCCAACAGGCGGTTTGGAACTGTATCGTCTTGGTACGACAACACAGGTCTGTCTTTCATCATGTAAGGATTTTCTTCAGCCTTGAGCAACATACCATCATTGGCAATCACCACAATGGCTTCAACCATATCGGTATAGTCTTCTGCCGCTGAATTCTCAGGAAACAACTCAACTATGTTCTTGTTTTCCTTCATGTTGTTTAAATACTCACGGGGAACTAACCCGTAGTACGTCAACAACAGTACCTTCTCATCTTGGTACTGGCTAACCTCTTGGGTAGGCTCTAGGTCAGTATCTTCATAGGTAGGGGTAATGTCCACCTTGCGGTAGATTCCACGTTCAATACCCTCTACAATCTTATGAATACTCACGTATTTCTCTATCGCCACCCCCATGCAGTCATCGACCGAAGTACCATTCGGGTCGAATAGAAAGTTCTTGGGATTGATAGGCATTATCTTGACAGATATGCGCTCACGC